CGCCAGGCTGTCATCTGGTGTCACAGCCCCCTGTAGTTCCACCATGACCGGTCCTGACGAAGGGCCCTTATGAGGAGTCATGGTGCTAGAGGTAATAACACCAGCCGCGCCAGGTTAGCAACTGGTTGCGGGCTTCAGCGGTCCAGGGAGATGGCTGTTGGGGTTGTTTGAATACCATAGAACCAGTCTGTTGCGAGGTCGGGGCAACGGACAAGCTAGCTTGAAAAGGCTGACTGACAGGGCAACCACGGTATGAGAATGCCGGTCCACGCGGTCTCTATTTGGACAGACAGCGAGGGCGAAATTCCCAGGCGTTCAGTAGGCCCCATGAGAGACCGTTCTAGTTTCCTTGGGGTAACGCTGGGCGTCGGAGAGGGTAACCCCCTGCGTGGCAGCCCCACGCGTAGCAAGACACAACAAACCCTTCTATTTCACGAACTTACAAATCGTGTCTGAAGCGAGCCACTAGCCGCGAGGTGGGATCCGACCAAAAATCGGGCCCCGGCCGCTTAACGAAGAGGGCCCTAGCCAGGCCCTGCGCTTTTTGTTCCAAATACGTCAAACAAAAAGGTGCCCAAGCACCAGCAGAAAGGCCAAAAATCCAAGCGGAGGAGAAAAGCAAGACGAGCTGAAGCGAAAGCTGAAGCCTCTAAGGACTTATCCCCGCCTGGTAAGACCACCTACTATCCTTCAGCAGTGAAGGACGAGTGTGAGACCTCTCCCGAGACGGGCATGTCAAACACTTTTGCTGCTGGAGATATGACGGTGGTCACCCCAGGCACACTCCAGGACGGAGTAGTAGCCGACCACACTGGCCTACCGAAAACCAGTGTCCTCACCGATCTCCCGACCATCGATGAGGTCCCTGAACATCCAGAAATGGACAGCATTCAGGGCGGGGTTGGAGGCATGCAGAAGAGCCTCCAACTCCAGTCCAAGTCGACGGATCCTGAACAAGGGTCCGAATCTTCAGCACTCATTTCGGAGTCAAAGCTCACGCTTACGCTTTGGGACGAGTGCTCAACCGACGCCATAACCAGCGGACTGGCGTCGTTTGTGCAGCAGGAACCTGTGGAAGCCCTTGCCGGGCGGACACAGAGCTACACTGACACGGTCGGGGGTGCGCCCCCACTGAGGGAACCAGCCCGATTGGCTCTTCTCAACCCGACCGTCTCAGCAACTAGTTTTACCGCCGGCCTAATCGCCGGGAACCTTGGAGATGAATCGGAGCCCACCGCTCCGCCCTTTGTCAACAAACCGTTGTTGACTCCCTCTCCAGAGCCAGAGCCACAAGCCCTGGTGGCCGTTGTGCCAACCCCCTCCGGGGGACCCAAAGCTGGTCCCTTGCTTTCCATTCAACCGGTTACGTTTCAATACCACACCAATCATGGATACACCACAAGTGGTGTAGGGGTTAGCACTAGTCCACCAACTTATGCCTCAAACGCTCCAACTCCGACTGACCCGACTCTGACGGCACACAATCCGTCAACTCAGCCCGCTAAGGTTTATACCCTCGGCGTTGGGAGTTGTTCACCCTCGGCGAATCAAGCCCCAAGTGCCCCCCTTCAACAGGGCACTGAAGCAGTACAACCTGCACCCTTCATACCTACCTCTGACGGTGTGGCTCTCATTACTTCACAGCCACCACAGTCTGAGCTGGGTCCCAAGAGACAGGACATGTTCATTGCGTGCGCCTCCTGGTCTAACTGTTCAACGGTCAGCAACGCCTGTACCGAACTTGTGATCTGGGGCACACCCGTGTTACTTCCTCCTGCAGTTTTGGGTAAAGTGGAAGCGGAGAAAACTAGTGGCGAAGGAACTAAAGTCAAGAAAGACCCGAAACCTGACGACAAAGGAAATAAGGCCAAAAAGGACTCCAAACCTGAGCCAGAGAAACCGTCGAATTCCGACGGCAAAGAGGAGGCGCCACCGGATTCTATCATAGACTCCTTCGGCGTCTCTTTGGAAAAAGGAGTGATTCCAGCCCCTCCCTCGGTCCTGTTTGCGGGCCCAGACTTGCCTGTCTGGCTCAAGATCGACCCGGGGGTTGTTTTGCTCTATGACACCATTGAGTACCTCTCGTCATTCTCAGCTATGCTGCATGGCGGGTTGGCACCCACTGAGTTAGTCCAGATCGTGGGGATCACAGTGTCATGGCAGACGCAACTCCTGCGCTATCACGCCCACAGGCTAGGCGTGCTCGAATCGCTATACGCACAACCTGAACTCGAAGCAGAGTTGGTGCGTGGCGGTTATGACACTTCGATCTACCGCACAACATGTGTCAGGAACAGCTTCCTTGACCCTTGTTATTTTTCCGAGATCCAGGACGTGCTCAACGACCTTCAACAGCACGTCATCTGGGTTTTCGTTGATGATCACAGAGATGTGACTCTCTCATCCGACAACAAGAATGGACGCTGCTTGCTTCAAGATGCAGTGCTCCGTTCGGCCAAAAACAAGCACTCGCTCCTATTCACTTTTGATCTCACAGTGAATCATGCTGAGTCGTATGCTCGCTCCAATTTGTCGTTCCGTAAGAAGTCGCAAACTCAACGTGGACTTAAAGTCACCCAGCCCGGTAGTTCAGGCCCCTCGACTACGGACCTCAACTACAACTACACCCGTGTCCTGGAACGGTGCAATGCAAGCATCGCCACTGTCGGCACAGATGCCCAGTTCATAGAACCGGGCATGGTAGTGGGCTTCTCACAAGATCCTGCAACCGACCTCCAGAAACCGTACCGCTTCATGCAGTTTTCTCGCTATCAATTGGCGATGCATTTGTATGGAGCTTCCGCCTTTACGGCCCACGGAAGTTTCGACATTTCTATACCATGGCGCACCTCCACTTTCGGAATCAAGGGCAACAAGCACAAAACTACGTTTGTCCCTGGCTTCGCTTGGAATCCCCGCTTTTGTCTACCAACAGGACACGGGGGTTTTGGTATTTACATGATTTCTTCACGCCAGCGGCCCTCACTTAGGGCCGACTGTGACATCACCATTGACGATTTACGCCACGTTAACGTCAACAATGGCCAGATTTCTCTGGCCCGCTTAGACCGCTTGGTCTGTTGCGGGTGGTGCTCACTTCGGTGCATCAGGGGATCGTGCGGTTGCAGTCCTATATCTGAACACGTCAAAGTTCGGGTACCATCCACAACAACTCTCAGACACCGTATGGACACGGCGACGCAACAACATGTCTCCAACTGGTCTCACGCAGCGCTTTCCGCCAGCATTGACCAGCTGATTCAAGAGAACCCAGCTTTGGTTCAATTGACTTCCGTCTTCCCGGACCTCCTCCAACTGATCGTTTCGGCATACACAGTTGAGGTCGGATACCAGGGGCGGAAGGCTCTGCGCAGCACCGGAAACTTCCTCCAAGGGGAGTGTACGGCCATTGCTGCTGAGCGAGACACTTTTGCGAACGCCACCAGGCGCACTATCGGGTCTGCGGTTGTTAATCGGGTGCACATCTTCACTATCAAACGCACTTTTCTTGTGCTTCTTTTGGTGTTGTTAGTGCAACTGATAATTTTTATCTCCGTCTGGGCTTACAACGTTGCCCTTAGCGGAGGCCGAGACTGGTCATGGGACTACGAGAACCCCTATGACTTTGACTCAAACGATGGAGACATCAATGCGACCCTTTTCCTCCCGGAGAATGGGTCCTTGGTCTAGTTTTCTCTCTAGCTGACCTTTCTACATGGATGCGAGAGGGCAGATACGCCTGTTTTAACGGGCCCTACATCTGCCCACTCACGTCCTTCATCGGAACGATTTTTAATTGGTTCGATACCAGCGCCGACGCTGAGGACGTCGACGTTGAAGAAATATGGACTGCTAGGAGAGATTATCTCGACTCTTGGCTCTTATCGGACTCGAGCGATCCCCATCTCCCACCTACGGATCGCTTGAAACTTAAACTAAAGCTGAACCACAATGCTGGTGCCCTTACGGGTGGCAAACCCGGCATGGTTTGTCTGGTTCCAGCTGCAGAAATTCGCCGCCCTCTTCCACCCCATGGTAACGATAAATGGTCCATCCCGGCCAACCAGGAGTGGAATGAGTACAAACTTTCCAAGCTTTATCGAGATCGACAGATACTGCCCATGCTTGTGCCTGGCACAAAGGGCTACTTTGTTCTTTTCGACTTTGGGGTCCCCTACATCAGACCCCACCCCTCGTTGCCCAACCTCTACGCTGTATATCGACTCAAGATGCAGAAAGAGCTTGTGGGTACCGAGGCCGAGCAGGAAAAACATCTCCGCGACAGCGTTGGGTTCCGTCTCTTGCATGATCTTTATGATCAGACGGCACCCGAAAGATTCACCCATTACGAGCTAGCTACTCATGCCGCAGTTCACCTTTCCAAGCATGCGAAACATGCACTCTACGAGAGGCAAGACGAACTTACTGGCACGAAGTACATAGCTAATCCCGGACTTCTGCTTGGCCAGGCTTGGCACTATATGTACCAATCACCTGACCCAAGTACCCGCTTTTCTAAGTACAAAGGAATTCCGCGACTTAAGCTCCACATGAAGGTGGACGAAAAACTCGTCAAACACAGCGCGCGCCCTATTGACGACCAAGGCCTTATGAACACACTGCTTACGTGTGGGGTCTTGGCACTGTTTGAGAGGTGTAAGGAGGCGTTTAACGGGAGGGAGTTTCGACTTCCCTTCCAAGGAAGAACCGTCAAGGCGTTCATTTATATGGCGCCAGGAGGCGTCGTCGACAGATTGAGTGACATTTACACGGCTTTTCGAAGAGAGACGTGCGAATCATTCCTCATCTGGGTCTCAGGCGACGACTCTTACTTGGAATATCGCGGTCGTAGGTATCGCATTTCCAAGTTTGAAGGTGATCTAGCAGCGTGCGATGCCCACGTCAGGCGTGGCGCGCTAATCAAGACTTACGAGTTTATGGAGCATCAAGGCTTGCCAGCCGAACATCTCCAACTCCTGTACGCAAATTCAGCATCCTGCAAGCTGGTTTGCGCTAACAAGGGGTCTTTTAAAGTCGACAATGAAAACAGGAAGCTGGGGCCCCTCCAACGGTTTGCATGGGCACTAACTCGCCAAACTGGCGGGTCAGACACCAGTTTCGGCAACTCACTAGTTGTGCTTGCCGCTATCCTGCAAGCTCTCAGCGAGGCTCCCGAAGGTCAGTCTTTCGAGTCCGCTGTAGAGTCATTCCGGTTGTGTGGTTACAAACTCAAACTTGACTTTGTTGACCACCAACCCAACTGCCCCATCGACAACTTCCACATCTCCGGCACCTTTCTTAAAGGCCGGATGATAGCCGATCCATCCGAAAACAACAAGTGGGTTTTCACACCCTGCTTGCCCAGCGCTTTTCTTAAGCGCTTTGGGAGTGTCGGAACGGATCCGCGCGTGATCGTATCGTCGCGAAGGCACAAAGTCCACGACTACCTCATAGGCTGCACAGAGTATTTGAAGCAGGTCTACTTGCAGGTGGCCGGGGCACCGCTGTGCTGGTTCACTAATGAGATTCTCAACAAACTGCCCGTTCCTGGTGAACTTGTCCGTCGTAACCCGAAGGTCAATGTGATGGGCTATGGCTATGTAGCCACAACTGACGAAGAACGAGCTTCGTTTGTTGGTTCAAGAGAAGAATGCATGAATTACATGTATCACCGCTACGGAGTGTCCGAAGGAATGGTCCAAGATTTTCTAGACCTCCTAGGTGACAAACTGGAACCTTGCACAGCATACTTACACCCCCTGCCCTATATTCTAGCGGTCAGGGATTACACCTAGGCGCGCCCATCTGGCACGCCGCCATGCCTAAGCAAG